ATGGGGGTGGGGGATTCGGGTTCCAGCCGGAAGCCCGGCGGCAGCGCGGGAATCGTCGGCTGCTGGAGTTGATAGCCCGGGGGAAGCGGCGGGTCGGTCATTTCAGCGGCGTCCCGTCTTCATTGAACCACTGCTTGCCGTCCGTATAGACGTTTCGCGGTTTCCCATCGGGGCCGATAACCGTCCGCATCTGGCGGTTACCGGTCGGCGACGCGGCGGGAGGAGCGCCGGTCGGGGCGGCTTCCTCGGTCTTGGGCAGCCTCTTGAGGTAGAAGTCCGAAGGAATGCCCTTGCCCGTCTCGTAAGCCTTGTGCGCGTCGCGATACTCGACAACCCTCTTGGTGTGATAGTCGCGCATCATCTGAATGAGTTTCAGATTGCCCTCTGGAGTTTTCGAGAGCGATGGCTGCGAATCCATGATGATCTGCGCGTCGCGGTCGGTCGGGTTCGCGCCGAGGGCTTTTGCAATAGGCAGCATCATCTGCTTGGAAAGCGCATCCAGCGCCTCGGCGGTTGCCACCTGATCGGGGTTCATGCCGCCGGGGATTTTCACGCCCATCGCCTTTGCGTACTGGCCAATGGTCAGCGACGTGGGCGCAAGCTTCCCCGTCGCAACCTTGCTGAGAAGCGATTCCGCCTCCTTGAGTTGGCCAAGCGTTGACGCGGAGGCGCGGGCATCCTCGCGAAGCTTTTTCAGGAATTCGGCGTCGTCCTTGGCGCGCTGTTTCTGGAACTCGCTTTCGGCCATGTTCGTAATGTTCGTGCTTACGCGGGTCGCCCCGGCACGCTTGGCCGCCAGATAACGCGGGTCTTCCATTTCCTTCAGGCGCAGCTCGGACTTGCGCTTTTCCGCCTCCACATCCTGCGCCGTCTTGAATTGGGCCTCGGCCAGCTTCATCGAAAGCTGCGGCCCCATTGCGCGGAGATAGCGGTTGCCCCTTGCTAGTTCCGCAAACTTCGTCAGATCGCCGCCGGACTGCTTCCATACATCGGAAAAGGCTTGCGCCTGTCCTTCCCGTTCGTCCTTTTCTATCCATGTCCCAGCGCCATACTGAGCAAGACGCCCGGCCAATTCGAGCGGATGGCGGATGGGCTGCTGAGATAGCGACTGAGCGATCAGCATGCGGGCAAGCGGATCGCCGATTTGCGTCTGCCCAGTAATCGGATTCACATTGCCAAAGATCGCCATCACATCCCCCCCGGAGTCGCCCAGCCGAACGGAGTCGGGAAGCTATTCGTGTAAATGTCGGGCGGTCGAATGGCGTTCTGGTTGATGAACGATTGCATCTGCTGCTGGAACGGCGGCTGAGGTGCAGCGGCGGGCGCCTGCGGAGGCGGCGGCGCCTGACCACCCAAGGCGTTCGCCAACTGCTCCGGGGTCAGGGTGCGGGGAATCTGAAATCCCGGAGGCGCCGATTGATTCGGAACCGGCCCGAAGTTTCCCTGTGCAAGACGGTCGGCGATCGTTCCCGGCGGAATGACCGCCTCGCCGTTCTGCATGTAGATCGAATTGCCCTGAAAAGGAGGCATGACTAACCCCACTTCCTAATGCCAGCCCCAAGAGCTGCAGAGCCGAGGCCGAACAGTCCGCCCAAAAGGCCCTGTTGCCGCTGTTGCTGATTCTGGTAGTTCGCGAGCGCGCCTTGATACGCAAGATTCGCCGGGCCGACGACATCGACGGGCGAGGGGGCGAAGAATGCCTGGGCTTGAACCGGCTGAACCGGCTGAAGCCCCAGCATCGCCGCAAGCTCCCCGAGTTCTCCCGTGCGAAGGGCTTGGTTTTCGTTGATCGCCGCCGCCCGCTGCGTGTTCTGGAGATTCACGTCGGCGAGTTGGTCTCCAAGTTGCGCCTGTCTTCCAGTGAGAGCTTGACCGAAGAGGCGAGACTGCTCCGCCCTGCCGGCCCCAACCGCGTCCATCGCAAGACGGGACAGAGTGTCGTCACGCTCCCTTTGGAAATTCCCCATTTCCGTTCCGTAGGCTTCCGAGCCGATGGGAAGGCCCGCGTTCACAAGCCGCGTGTCCAATCTGCGCTGCGATTGCTCGAATTGCGGGTTGAGCAAACCCAAAGCACGGTCGAACGTCGCTTGCTCGACCCGCTTCGCGTCCTCGGAGAAATCGGCCGAAGAAGGAACGGGATTCACCCCGGAGAAGTCGAGATTGAACCGCCGCTCGGGGAACTGCGTCGTGTCGATGGGCGAAAGCGGAAGATTCTGAATCCTCGGAGCCGCCGAAGTCTGCGCCGTCAGCGCAAGGTCTTCCATCCCCATTCTGTACCGCTGCTGGAACGGGGATTCCGTGATCTGCGAAGCGGCGCCGCCCGTGCCGGGCACGAACTGGCCGTTACTGCCGACGCTGCCAAACTGAAGCGTGCCCTGGGGCGTGTACTGCGTGATGCGATTGGCCTGCGCCTGCTGCTGCGCAAGCTGTCCCGCGTCAGGCGGCGGCGGTGGCGCGCTTCTGCTCTTTCCCATGCCTCTCTCCGAACCGGCCCGTTTCGAACTCTGTTTTCAGAAGGCCGTAAATCATCATGTCCTTGCCGTTGGGTGCGGCGTTTCTCAGCTTCCCCTCAAGACGGAAGCCGATCCCGTACACGAGTTTTCTTGAACGGCGATTCGTCTTCGCAATCGTCGCGGTAACCCGGTTGCATCCAAGCTGCTTGAACGGATAGGCGAGGAAAAATCGGATGGCTTCCCTCGTCGCCCACCTCGGCGTTTCCGCCGCAAAGTGAATCATGATGTTCCCGCCCGCAGCGGTCTTCATGTAGTCGGTAAAGACGGCGACGGCGGCGAGTTTGTCGTCACGAAAAACCCCCAGCGCCTGAGCGTCGGGGGGGAACGTGTTGCCGATTCTTTTGGCGGCCCAAGCACTGAGATATTGGCTGTACTTGGGGTTGGCGATGACCTTCATAGATTCCCGCCGGGCTTCACCAGATAGTCTGTCCTGAACCAGCGGATCGCCTGCCCCTTGGAGGCAACCCGCATCCTCATTGACACGGCGTGGCCGCTGCCCGATGCGCCGTGCCAGCCGTCCCGTATCGTCGCTTCGGGACTCCACTCGGCCACATCCCATTCCGACGTATCCCAGGGCGATCCCTCGGATGCCGATGACGTTTCCTGAGGGAGCGCGATGTCCTTGAAGTCGAACTGCGTCCCGAGGGAAAGATTCAGCGTGCCGTCCGCCGACATGATCGGGCGGACCGCCGTAATCACCTTGTCCTGAAGCGACCGGAAATTGTTCCAGGCCGTCTGCCCCTCGGCCTCGATAACCTCTCCGTCATCGTCATAGTTGACATCGGCGCGATAGACTTTCCCATCGCCGCCGCCGTAATAGAGATTGTCGTTGAACACGCACCAGCATCGGGCGTTCATTCCCGTGAACCGGCACCATGCCCCCGTAAGCGTGTTCAGGACGTGCTGATGATATTCGGACGATGCCTGCACCGGCACGTTGACGATCAGCATGTTCCCCTTCGGGTAGTGGACGACTTGCCACCCGAAGTTAGAAGCATAAGCATCCGCCGCTGCCTTAGCGGCACCCGCGATCTTGGTTTCGTCCGCGCCCGTTCGGTCTCTCTTGAAGACACGGGCGAATGCAAGGTAGTCCTCTTTCGTCGCGCAGATGATGTCCCCCGCGAGCTTCTGCGCGCACCTGATCCCAAGAAGAGGAGCGATCCGATAAATTCCCACAAGCGCCCAAGCATTGGCATCTCCGGGGTCGGTCCCCTGATAAACGATGGCTTCTCCCGACGACATGAAGAATACGGCCAGATCGTCAACGCCGTCGCCCGCATCCAGGGTCCACGTCTGCATGGCGACAAGGTTGCCGCCGAACGTCCCGACGCGGGACAGCGGGAACTTGGTCAGCGTCCCCGTCACGGAATCTATGGCCGCGTACCAGTAATCCTGCGTGGACGAATCCCACATGAAGATGCGGTTCTTGAAGACGTGGATTCCGTCCAGTGTGGAAACCGTCAGCCCCGATCCCGACCACGAGGGCGTGGTAACCGACGACCCATTCCACATGATCGGATCGTCAGTGCCGTTCACGGCATGAAGCTGGCCGTTGAAATTCACCCACTGCCAGCGGTTGCTGCCGTAGCCCGAATCTATGGAGGTCGCGGCGCCCGAAGAGGTGGCGTTGTAGATGGCGCCGCCGCCCGCCGCCAGAAGCTGTCGCGTCCCGCCCGCATGGTATTCCATGAGGGTTTCCACATCGCCGGCGCCGACTCCGGAAGCGTGCTCTTCCGATCCCTTCCTGAGATCGACCGAGCCGGTTGTCGGGAAGAAATTGTCGAGCGTAACCGCGTCCTGCGGGTCCATCGCGTCGAGCGCGTCGCGCGTGTTCCACCCGCCAACGGGGGCGGGCGCGCTTCGGATGGTCGCCTTGGGCGCGGCGCGGTATTTCGCCATCCGCTGCTGAGCGACGTTAAGCATTGCCGAAATTGCCATCGGGGAGATTCGGAATGTCGCTCATTCTCGTCCCGGACATGTCCAGAACGCGGGCCGGCATGTCCTGCCCGATAGCGCGGACAACCCTCATATCGTATTCCTGTTTCTCTTCCGCGTATGGCTGCCCGAGAGAATTCAGAAGGCGATAGGTAAGCCCCAGCTCGATCAATTCCGGTTCGAGGCGCGGAACATCGTCGTCCGCCGCCCAATCGGCCTGCCCGTCGCCGCCGGAATCTTCGCAGAAGTACTTCGACACGTATTCCAGAACGAGGCTGTCAGCCGTGGTGGGCGTGGGGTCGATAAAGATACGCCGCGCAGACGACGACGCATCCCACTTGACCCTGAACCGCCTGCGATTGGTGGCCGTGGCGACGATAGACCGCTTGGCCCACTGCCATTCGGACGGCGTGAGGCTGCCGCGCATCTGCCAATAATTCGTGGCATCCCATGCCGTGTCGTCTATGTACCTGTCGAAATCGCCCGGCAGGGCATAAGAAGCGGTGCCGTTGGCGGTCGTGATGGAATGCTCCCTTACGAGAGCGGACCATGTGTGCCGCCTTACGAGGTCTTGACAGGTACGGCGGATGTGGATGAGACACCGCCGCGCGGTTTCGTTGGTGGAGCCGATGATCGTTGACGGACGCTGGATCGCTATCGCGTCGCAGACGTTCTGGCACATTGAAAGCAGCGTCATCCGCCGATCCTCTTAAGCTGCCTCAAATGCGCTCGGTATTCCGCGAAGTACCCGCCCGCGAGCCACGCGGCCTTAACAGCCTTGTCAAGTCGATCCCGAGCGTGATTTGCGACGATCCGGGCGATTTGCAGGCGAACCGCAACACGGAATCTCTGCACAATGTCCGCCTGCGTCGGCCCGTGTCTGTGCTCCGCGTAACGCGAGAGGTCTTTCTTTTCATAGATTGCCCGCTTCTCCCGATACGCATCCCAAAACAGGGCGAGATACGGGGGCATCACGACGCCTTGGGCGGCATTCTCAGGGTCTGTCGTTCCTTGGCCTGCGCCCGCGACGCGGGTTCGCGGTCTGTCGGCGGACGAAGGGCGGGTTCGTCAGGCTCGGCGCCTTCGGGCTTGCGCAGCTGGGCTTTCAGCTGGTCAATTTGCGATTGGAGCCCCTCGATGGTCAGTTTGGCCTGTTGGAGTTCGCCGCGAAGCTCCTGCTCTCTCTCGGGGGCGGGCTTGAGATAGGCCGTTACCAGCTTCTGCATCTCTCGCGCGCCCATGCCGATCTTTTCAAGCACGGAGTCGGAGGCGTCGCGGATTTCCTCAAGGCACATGATGTTGAGCGCCTTCAGCATCGCCACCTGAGCGGGGCGCAGATAGCTCCAGGTTTCCAGTGGCGTTCCCCGCGCGGGCATTTCGGTGCCGCGCTTGAAGGCGGCGTATTGCTGCGGCCATCGCCGCCTGTGCTCGTCCCTCACTTCGTGGACGGGGATGCTCTTGGTCTGGCCGGGCGTGACAATCTCGACCATTTCCACGTCTTTATAGACCGGCGTCCCCCGCCTCTCGCTCTCCAGCTTCAGAAGGCGCTTGTCCCAATAGAACCTCGGACGACACGGGTCCGAGGTGTCCTGCGCGATTCTGTTCCAGTGTTCGATCTCCGACATTGCTACGTCGGCCATTCACAATCTCCTTGAGTTGAGCGCGCCACATCGCCGGGAGCAGTCCGTTCCCGACAACATGAATATGCACGCCGATACTGTGGTACTTCTTCCAGTGCTCCACAAACGTCTGCGCCTGCACAACGAGAGCGCCGGTGCTGCGGAATCTCTCGCCCTGAAAGTAGAAGTCGTAAATCTTCGACTTGCTTTCCGGGTTGGAATAGGCGTGGTCCCTGTCTTCCGGGCCGAAACTCGAATCCATCCCGTAAATGCGGATTTTCTTGTATCCGCTCGTGAACAGGACATGGATCGCGTTCAGCCCGACCGTCAGCCCCCCGGCCATGATCGTGCAGCCCGGGTCAAGCTTCCCGATGTGTTTCATCTGGTCCGCGTCGAGAGGCGCGTGCCAGAGAATGACGATGTTGTTTTCCGCGAGTCTTTCCACCAGAGAGGGGTGGGTCTGAGACGCGCAGTAGTAGATGCAGTTTTCCTGCGGCTGTCGGATGAAGGCGTTCACCTTCTCCGTCGCGTCCATAAGGACTGCGGCGTGAGGCTTAATTCCCCTTTCAATCAGCCAATCGTGTGCGCCGTTGCAGGCGAACACATCCCAACCGTCCAGTTTGTGCCGGAGAATGTCGCTTTCGTGGCTCGCGATGGACGGCCCGCCACAAACGAGCAGGGCGCGCCCGACCTTGAGAGTCGGAAGCCCCCTGCTCAGGTTCGCGGTGATGTTGTCAAGAAGAAATTGACGAGGCGTGTTCAGGTCAACTTGGATGTTGGGCTTGAACAGCCTCGTCATTCTTACGACTCACGCAGATGCGGCCAGCTGGCCTTGCACTCGACGGCAGCCGTGGCCGCGCCGTTGGCGGCCACCATGACAATGCCATCCACTTTCTCGGCATTGGCAGCCGTCGCGTCGTCAAGGACGCCCGCCGAGGCGGTGGTCCACAACTGAGCGTCAGCGGCGCAGGACGCCTTCACGCGGCATTTGATGTTTGAGCCGCGAAGCGCGACCCAACCATACTGGCTGCTGGAGAAGGCGACCTGAGCAAAGCCGAGGCGGTCGGCGTCGTTCGCGGTCGTGAGGGTAAGACCGGTGGCAACGAAGTCCTCCGTGATGCCGACGCAATCGCCCAGAACGAGCGCCGCACCGGCCTGCACGTAAACCCACTCCGTGCCGTCCGATCCCTGACAGATCGTGCCAAGGGCGAACTGCGCGGTGTCGGTCGGAGTGTCGAACTTCACGCCAGCCATCGGGGTAATGGGGAAATGGGTGTTGCTCATCTCCACTACTCCTTCAGAACGCCCTGACGGGCGCGGTTGCTGACCGTCATGTTGCCCATGAAGATCAGGGGGCGAACCATCGCGTCCTGATTGAACGAATCCCGCTCCGTCAGCGGCTCGAAATTCGCATCTTCATGGACGCGCCAGTGGATGTAGTCCGTGTTGAGGAAGTACATCCGCTGGCTCGCGATGGTGGAGTCGTAGAAGACTTCCGCCGAACCGCCCGGACCGTAGAAGGTGAGCGTCTGGAAACCAGCCGCGCCCCTCTTGGTCTCGGTGATGCGCTGGATCGCCGTGAGCGACTGCCAGAATTCGTTGAAGTACTCCGACCCGGCAACGATCATGTCGGGGTAGTCCCCGTTACGAACGCATTCGAGCCAGAGAGACTTCATGCCCTTCTGGAAGTTACCCGCAGACGACGCTGCGCCGATGTCGGACGTGAAGTCCACCACCTGGTTGCGCCAGAACGAGTACGTTGCGGCGGCAATACCGCCGACCGTGCCCGAACCGGTGTCGGCCACCAGAAGCTGAAGGCCGCCAACCTGTTTCGACCCCGAGCCCGCACCGTCCGACGCGATGCCGGTAGCGATGTTGTTCATCATCGTCTTTTCGGCGTTCGCGATGCGCGACTTGGCAAGCCGGATCGATGCGTGCTTCCCGGCGTTCATGCGCATCTCCTTGCCGGAAATGGACACGACCACCGCAGCCTGCTTCCAGTCGAATTCCGCCGCCGTGAACACGTCGGACGCGCTCACGTCGAGGACTTCGTAGCCGTCGTAGTACTTGAAGGTCGAGTTTTCCTGGTACTCCAGTTCCTCGACAAGCGTGCGGCCCCCGCTCTCAAGCTCCGTGTTGCCCTTCTCCTTCAGCTTGTAGAGAAGGGGAATGTGGTTGAGAACGTTGTCCGCCAGCTTCCCACGCCGATTGCGCAGCGTGGTCGTAATGAGTTCGCTCAAACCGGGCGAAGCCATTGCTGGTTACTCCTGATTGGGGTTGCTAGGCGGCACCCGCCAGCTCGTCCCAAGCGGCAGCAACATCGTCCTTGATCTTGCCCTTCTGTTTGGCGGGCTTCCCTTGAGGCGCGGTGGAAACCACGCGCGTCTCCTGGGCTTTCTTCGCCTTTTCCAGATGGGCCTTGCGCTCCTGCTCCTTTCTCGCCGCCTCTTCCTTGGCGGCTTTCTCGCGGACCGTCTTCGATATTTCGGGATGGACGCGGATTGCATTCTCGTATGCCTGCTCAAGGGTCATCGGCTGACCCATTTGAGCAGCCACGCGAAGCTCCGTAATCATCCTGTCGCGGACGGCAGAGAAATAGGGATACTTGAGCGCGCCGTTAGCGTCCTTCGACTCGGCAAAGGCGCGTATGGCGTTGTCAACGGCGGTCTGCTGCTGGATTTGCTGGCTTTGGAGAAGCTGTTGCAGCGTGCTTTCAAGCTTGCTGTAACGCTGGTCCAAGGTGCCGAAGGTTTTTTCGGCCATCGGATCGAGCCAGCCGCCCGCGTCGTCCTGCTGCTGAGGACCGCCAAGCGCGCTCAAATCGACGCCGTAGGATTTCGCAAGCCACTTGATTCCCTCGATGGGGTTCTGAGTGAGCGTCTGATGCGCCGCGGCCCACCTGCGGATCGCGTCAACGCGGCTCATCCCGTTCATCGAGAGGAATTGATCGAGGGGCGCGAAAATCTGGTCATACGCCTTCGCCTCTTCGCGAAGGCGGGAAACGGACGATACATCGCCGTACTGTTTCTCAAACCCGGAGCGCAGTTCCAAATACTGCGGCTTCAACGGGTCGGGGAGGGCGCCGTATCGGTCCTTCTCCAGTTGATCCCAAGTATCGGGTGGAGGGGGGACGGTGAGGGGGCCGCCCCCCTCCGGCGGCTGGCCCGTTTTAGTGGGGGCCGCTTTCGTGAATTTCCCATCGGGTCCGCGAGGGCGTTCAGACGTTTCGGGCGCCTCTTCGGCGCCCTCGTCTTCCTCTCGCTCGTCTTCGGCTTCCTCCGGCTCTCCCGGCTTGGCCCCAATCTCTTCGGCGGCCTCAAGCAAATCCTTGTCGAGAGAGTCATCGTCGTCAGTCATGTTTCCACTGCTCCGGGTATTTTCCTGGTAGGTCATTCACGCCCTTGCCCGCTTCGCATTGATCGTAGGCATCGGCAAGGTCGCGCTCGATTTGCCGCTCGTCGGGTTCCGCCGATTTCGGCTTTATCCGCTCGTTGCCGACGATCTCGTATCCTCTCGCCCTGGTCTCGGCGTAATACCGGGACTTGGACGTGTAGATTTTTCCGTCCGCCATGGACTGGAACGGCTCGATTTCGTCCGTAATCACCATAGGGCAGGGGAGGGGACTGCGTTGCTTGGGCTCACGGACGACTTCATGCGGCCTGACCGGCTTTTTCTGCACGCGGCACCAAATCCACCGCTCGCCCTTCATGGCGCGCGCCCGTTGGTGACGTACACGCGCTCAAGAACGCCGCGACGAAGCTGCCAGACGCCGCCATCGCGGTCTTTCACCGTGTCGCCTTCCTGAAAGATTCCGTATTCGGCTTCATGGGCGCGGATGGCTTTCCGAAGGTCTTGTTCAAGCTCTTCGTCTGTCATTGCAGCATCGCCACAATTTGCATGATTTCGGATTCTTCCTGCTCGTCTATCGCGCGCCTTAGTCTCTGCGCCGCTTCTCTGTATTGCTTCAGCGCCTCGGCCTTCGCTTGCGTCCTGAGTGCGCGCGCTTCTTTCAGGGCCTCGGCTATCGCTTGTAGGGCCGGGGCTTGAGGCAGATAGGTTTGCGTCGCCTCAACTTCGCGGGCGACTTCCTCGATTTCCTCTGCGGCTGTCTCGATTTCTTCCGGCGTGTCATCTTCGTCCAGATGAAGCAGCTTCCTGAGCTGTTCTTCCGTGATGAAGTCGAGTTCTTCTTCTCTTTTCCCGCCGCCGTCGTGGGTGTCCGTTTCATCGGCGACAAGGGGAGAGACAACTTGCCCCTCAGCCGTCACCATGATGGACGGCAGGCTGATGTCAGATTCGCCCGTTACCGCGTTGTCTTCCGCGTGCGTGCCGCTGGCCGAGACCGTTATGGCCGGGAGCGTCACGTCTACGGTGGCGGTAAATCCTTCCTTGCCCGTTCCGCTGCTCGTAATGCTCGGCAGGGTTATGTCTGCCGTGCCGCTTGCGCCTGTCTTACCCGTACCGCTTGCCGTTACGCTCGGGAGGGTAACAGCACCCGTACCGGAGAAGCCCTCCGCGCCTTCGCCGCTGACCGTGACCGGCGACAGCGTGATCTCTGCCGTGCCGGTAAAGCCTTCCTTGCCCGTGCCTGCTACGGTTATTGAGGGCAGGATAATCGCCGCCGTGCCGACTGCGCCAACCGCACCTGTCGCGGCTGTCGTTACACCCGGCAGAGTGATTGCGGAGGTGCCGGTGACAGCCCCGCCACCAGAGCTTTGTGCCGCGCCCGGCCACGGCCCAAAGACCCACATCTCACGTCACGCCGCGAATGGACCACGTAATCGTTCGGTCGGTGCCGCTGATCTTCTTCAGCGTCATGTCCCAACCCGCGCCGAGGATGAATGCCGGGCTTGCCCAGATCGGCGCGCCTTGTGCGCCGGCGAACCGCGCGCTCATCACCAAGCGCTGCGTGTCAGCCGCGCGGGCCTTCTCATAGACCTTGAACTCGAACACGTCCCCGGCAGCCAAGGCATTCAGATCGAGGAACGCCTGAAACATCCCAATGGTGGTGTCGGTGTCCGGCCCCGAGGTGTCCGTCGTCAGCGACCATTCCGTGGTCGAGACCGCTTCCGTTCCCGTAAAATTGGTGACGCTGATCGTCATCAGTAAACACCGTACAGGGCAATATCATGCTGCTCGGCGGAGCCGCTTGCCTTTCCCCGCACCTGCATCTGCGTCCCGGCGGGGATGTCGCACCATATCGGGCCGGTATAGAGGCGCTGGCCGCTCTCGGCGGTTTGATTGCATGAATAAATTGCCGGCGAGCCGGGCAGGCGAGTATTGCCATAGCCCATTTCCCAATGATAGCCGATGGCTGTCGCGTTGCTGTCGCTCGGCCCGATTCCGATCTGAAGCGCCCCGTACCTATACGTCGTGGGGCTGCCAATGCTCGTCCACGAGCCGAAAGAGCCGCTGTTCCCCGGCGTCACGCGCGCACCATGTGCCGAGTCCTCCGTGACCCCCAGCGCCTCGACGCCCTGCCCGCACCACCACATATCCGGGCGGTTCGGTTCTCCGAAAAGGTAAAGCCCCACCCTTCCGGTCGTGGGGGCCGTGGCCGATGTGTTCTTCGCCCGAAACCCGAACGAAGAACCGGCGGGCGCCCAAATCGGAAAGTAGAAAAACCGCAGCCCCACCGACGCCGACACCGTGTTGCCAAAGCCGCAGACGAGATTGGGAATGAACTCGGAATAAGACGTGCCCCCCGCGCGGTCGATTAGGAGGTCTCCGACCGCATCTATGTCGGCGCCGCTTGAGAGGCAGCCATTGATTCCGAGGATGATAAAATGAACGTCATGGGCCACCGATGAAATCAGATCGACCGCGGTGCCTTCCCCGCCCGTTGCCGCCACCGTAAACGCGACGCCATGAACGGTCGCGGCTGGCGTGCCGGAGAAAGTATCGGTGCAGTGCGCGAATGCGAAGGGCGGCGTGATGAGCGCCATATCAGGTCTTCGGCATCGTGACC